TGTATAACAGTGTGCGTTTTTTTTATTGTCAACACACTAATACTTTGGGATTCACTTATTATAAAGCAACATTACCGCCTTTAAACTGTATTCTTGTCCTGTTTTTGTACTGCATTACCTTGTATTCAGGATAATCTGATTGATGACTTAAACAATCTCTTTATTTGGATTTGGTGTCTTTGTCTATGCCTTTCATATAACCATCAATCCACACTACCTGTCCTGTCTGATATCTTCTGAAATGTCCTCTAACTTGGAATACACCTTCAGGACTGCGATGATGACCGACCGATGTAGCATAAAGCTGATTCTTAAACGGTCTGAATACGATAGTCTTATCTTGATTATCGTTTTTACCAATAGCGGAAAACTCTCGTTTATCTCGATCAAGATAATTGCCATACCATAGGAAAGCATTAGCGTTGATATATGAATCAATCATGTATTCTATTGCCTCAAGACAGTCATCAAGCATTTGTTGACTGTCAATATTGCGTTCAACAATTTGGTAATCTATCTTTAAATCGCAATCGCTTTGTTCAGGTGATTTGTGAAACAATCCTTTGGCAATTTGTGTCTTATTGTATTTTAAAGAGAATTTTTGTTTTGGGATATTATTCTTAACACAAGCCGTAACATACAGTATGTATTCGGGACATTCTTTGATTATTACTGCACATTTCTCAAAATACGGTTTGCAGAACAAAACTTTTCCCTTATGGTTGCGATTCCATTGTTGAAAGTATGCGTAAGTGTTTTCGTCAATACAAATTAGATTCATAAGGTTGGATTCAACATCCTTTCAATCTTACTCTTCATCACTTATAGAGAATTTCATAAAAATCTTCTGTATAGGTGCCGTCAGCCTTATCTTGCTCTTCGTACTTTTCAAGTGCCTTGACTGCATCTTCGTGAGTGTCGAAAGAGTCAATTAACTCTTTTGTTCCTGCGTAAGCAATCCAATATCTTGGCGGATTCTCACTAAGAATAATAACCAAGATTTGAGCATTCTTGTCACCGAACCAGTCTTCAAAATCTGCGGTAACATCACCATTGGCAATGACGGTCATACCGTACTCTTCCTCATCCATAAGTTCTTCATACACAACTTCTTCATTTTCATTGTACTGGTCATTCTCTATATCGTCAGATGTATAAATGAAATCACTGTGAACACGGTGTGTGAAGTCTGTAAATCTGTAGATTTCGCATTCAACATATTGTCCTTTGTAATGTTCTTTAACTTCTTTGATTGTCATAATGTTTTCTCCTTTTTGTTGTTTCTTTGTTTTTTGCAATTAATAATAATTTATCAATGATTAAATTTTCAATCCAACGAGACAGTACCCTTTTTCCACTCTCCAAACTTTCAATTGTCTGCTGTCTCATTCCAAAAATTTCAGACATTTCTTCTTGCGTTAATTTCGCACACAAACGAGCTTCTTTTATCGTTATTCGTTTAGAAGGTACAAAAATTTCATCAATAGATACAGGAAGATTGAATTTAAAAAGTGTTGAAACTCTATATGCCGAATCTAATGAAGGTATTTTCTTATGATTATAATAACAAAATGCAGTCGAATGAGAAATACCATATTTTTTCTCAACTTGCATATAAGTCTCATTAAGTGTATCAAATGCCTGACGAAAAGCAAAATAAAATTTATGTTCAATATCTTTTTGGAATTGAACTCTTTCATCAACACTAACAAAGCGTCTCCCGTGTAACACTGTCAAAATTACTATCGCCATACTATAAGACATTTTTTTATTATTACTACTTTCTACGAAATAAAACCCCATTGTTGAAGGATAGTATTGACTTCTCTTGGCTATCTCGTAATAAGTTAAGTATTGTTCTTTTATTTTTGTTTTGCAATACTGAACAAAAATATCACTCACGAGCAATTTATTATTTTCTTTGTTCATATAATCACCACACTGTCTTGTTTTAGAAAATAAGAATTTTATTCATTATGTTTGTCATACCAAGCGGATTTGTTGGTCAGGTAAAGCACAAAATCTTCATCTTTATACAAGTCCGATAAAGTATCTTCATACTCTTTGTCGTTACACCAATAAATTCTCCAGTACACACATTCTGGAAAATCCTCAGAAAATTTATTTGGACAATCTTCATATGACCAATAAAAATTACAGGAATTTAATTCGCAAGCTAAGGCAAAATATCCAGAACCATCTTGCAATGTATAAGTTCCTTCGTCACAACAATAGTCGTTATTATATAACTTATATGTAGGTTGCTCATAAGAAACCTTAACACTGCTCATAACATTAAGCATAGTCTTATAGTCTGACACTACTTCAATAATGTTTGATGCTACACATTTGTCAGTACACAACTGATACGAACTGTGTGTTTGAGCAACAACATCATTGGTTCTAAATCTAATATATAAATGTTCGTTATCTTGATTCATTTCTTCAAACGCTTCATTAAAAAATTTATTCCGCCACACTTTATCAGTTGATGCTTTATAATAGTTGATGATATAATAATTAACAAACTTCCCGGAAGTAATATCTTTGATAGCAATGATTTCAGAGCTTGGTAACACTTCAAAATTAGTGTTACAAATTAACCCACTATCATCAAGTTGCAACCGTATTACCTCATAGTTTTTGTCATATCTTTTCATAAATATCCCCACTATGTGTTTTCTCCTTTTTGTTTTTTTATTTTGCGTTTGCCTATCGGGATTACCCAACCCGAAGGTCGGTCACTCTGCGATTAAGCGATAATTTCAACGCCCCTTACATCAGAAAAAGTTACACTTGGATTCTTCGTGCCAAGCGTGTATTCATCACTTTCATCATCTTTAAATATTACTTCTGCAAGACCAATGCACTCATTAAATTCGTTGTAAGTGGCGACCACCTCATATATTCCGCTTCCATCTTCGAGCCACGCTCCTTTTTTAAGATTCTCGAAGTCATTAAATGTTCTGATTTTCATAGTGTTTACTCCTTATTTAAAAAATCAGCAATTAAGCCATATTCTTCTTCGCAAAAATCAGATATCAACCGTTTTGCATCTTCAATGGTACATTTTCTCATTTTGTATTCTCCATTATTATATCATAATATCAACAATATTTCAAGTGAAACTCGCTAATATTTTATTATTTTCCACAATGTTAAGCCAATCTATCGGTTCTTTTGTTCTCCTGTCTGTGAGTAAACCTTTTCTCAATAAAGGTAACAGCGTATTGAGATGAGTTTTGGCTTCGATATATGTTTCAAACAATCCGTAGGGCACATATGTGTCAGCATCTTTATTATAGCCTTCAACACTAAACATGCTCTCTATCTCATTCACTTTACGTACCTCTTTCCCATTTATATTCATTAACTTTAACTGTCAAATTCTGCCAACCTAAACAGTTTGATATAATAATCTGCCGACCTTGTTTGTCATAGAAACAACCTACATAGTTTTCTCTCACTTCTGGTGCCAGTTTAATAATCTTATTAGCTGCACTTGTAGCACGTCTTAATTCTGTTTTGGTCATGTTTATAGTTTACACACTCCTTTTCAATTCTTTAATCACTCTCTCCAACATTCGTAGGCTTGTCTTGCGGCGGTTTCGTTGATTTCATAACATTTCATTTTATTACATTCCCTCTTTATCTACAATTTGATTGATAACATTTTTGCACTCTGCAACAATTTCTTCTGTTGTCTATCGCTTTTTACATTCTCTGTAAACACCAAACATATTTACATAAGGATTCGATGTATAATCACCGTAGTGATCATAATCCCATCCAATATACCATTTACCATTAGCTCTTTCTGTGTCTATAGCAGATAAGTAATCTCTACCGTAAGTTAATCCTCCATGACAGTCAATATCATTTTCATAATAATCTTTGTTAGCCAACGAAGTGTTTGATACATCTACATAAGCACACGGATGTGTTCCATAACTAACAACATAAAAGCAAAAACCTTTATAATCTCCTGTTGCAAGAATTTCTCCTTTGTCATTTCTGTTAGGTGTGTATATCATCTGTTTCATTTTATTACCTCCTTAAAATATCGGTTTTATTTTTAGTCGTCATCTTCTGTACATTCATTGAATTCAGCATACAATGTACTTATATACAGCTAAATAAATATCATAAATTTTATTTTGACACCATGCCATCTCTTCATATACATCTTTCATATCATAAGGTGCTCCATTGCTTCCGTGCCCATCTGAATCTAACCAAAGATATGTTTCATAAGATACATCAAAATTATCGTAATAATCATAAATATTATTACAGAAACATTCAATGTTATTTCCTTTTTCAATTGATAAACTACAATCCTGTCCTTCAGGTGAGAAAAAAGATAACTCCACATACGCACTTTTGTCATCTTCAGCTATTGTTATATCATCGCTTATAAGAATATCAATTAACTTATCTGGTAATTTATACATACTTTATTCCTCCTTGTTATGCTCTATTTCTAATATTCGTTCACCTAATGTTTCATAATCCCTATCTCTCTTTTTTTGAAGTATAGTGCGATTTGTGTACACACACATTGCAGTTCATTTCAATTTCAACTGTATCTTTTGGTATATCAAGTGCTTTGCAAAGTGCAATCCAATCTCTTTCATTTTTAAAATCATCTTTCCATAGCATTAAACTTTTCATATTCAATCATCCACCTCCTCATTATCTTCCTGATAAATAAAATCCAATAAGCTGTCCACAGAACAATCGAACAACTCAGCAAAAGCTTCCAAAATAATATTTTCCGCTTTCTCGTCATCACGATGCCTATTCAATAAATCGTTGCACACTCCAATAGCGTCATCTACATCAAGACTTATTTTCTCTTTAAATTCACCATAGTCCATTACTTTCTCTCCTTAATTTCTTAATATAATGTTATATAAACAAGTTCGAGTTATAATCTCTGTTTGCCGTAATCAAATCATTATTATATAATTAATGCCATCTAAATCCATCTGAACCTTACAGTCTTGTTTCTTAAACCAATTTGCAACTTCTGGTGAGATTGTTCTCCCTACACCTAATTGCACCAAATCGTGCCAAATATATGGTATAGTTTCATATTGTACTAAAGTTAATTTATTTTTTCTCATATCCACAGCATTATCAATTGATTTCCATTTTATAAAGATTGCTTCTGTTTTTTTATTAGCTCTATACTTTTTGCCGTCATACCATTTATATAACATTTTTGCACCTCATTTATGAATATAACTATTAAACAATCTTAAAAGTAATTACTTACAGATACACTTTACGCAACTCCATATCTGATAATCCGATTGTTCCATCAAGAAGATTGCATAACATATTATATTGCTCATTCTCATTAGTAGCATTGTTTGAAACGAAATCAAGAATATTACTAATCAGTCGATAACTCTCACCAGTTATATTGAAGTTTTCTTCAATGTATAACAAAAACTCTGATTTATTCATTTATATTTCTCCTTAAAAGTGCCGTTTTAATCTTCTCTGAATATATATTCAAGTTCTTCATATCCAACCGGAATATCATCTTCAACGGATATTGTACACCAAGCCCAACCGCCAACTTGATCTTTATTGATGCCATAATAATCTCCACCGCCCAAACCGTTGCCTACGGCTGTCAATAATGGCAATGGATGTAAAATCCAATCATTATTATTGCATCTTGCTTTATACTTGTCACAATCGAGATATGCTTCTATTGTATGATTAACAAGATACTTACCGTCAAGATACATTTCATC